TACTAAATCGTAAAAAATCAGTAGCGATAGTTGTTAAAGAGCCTTGGTTTTCATTTGCTATGGTAGTATGTAGTTCTTCTTTTATTAATACTTGCCAATCATATCCAGATACTAGATTTTTTCCTTCTCTATTAGCTGCTGCTACTAATTGAATATTTGTTGTATCTGATGAACCAAATACTGCTGTTGGAGTAGGAACTCCTATCTCTTTTGCTGCATCTTGGCATATTGATAATAATGTCATTCACCCACCACTGGTTGTTGAGGTCTTGCATCTTTTCCTGCTAAAAATTGTTTTGCTTCTTTTCTATGGTCTAATACATCTTTACCCAGTCCGTGACAAGCACCATCAGATAATTTTGCTAATTGCTCTACTGATGTAATCCCTTCCATTTCGAAAAATTTTTTTTTATTTCTATTTAATGATTTTAGTTTGGTTAGTGGTGTTTCTTTTTTTTCTTTTGCCACAGGCTTTTTATTTTTGTAATATGCATAATAATCATTAGGAAACTCTTGTTTGATTTGTTCTTCTTTATCTTTCATTTTATAAATTACAGTATTTGGGTCGCCTATTAATTTAATTTCTACTAAATCAAATTTATTTGTAGGGTCTCTGTATATTGTTATTCTTCTATTTCCTGCCATTTTTTACCTCCTTTTAGTGTGGGGGACTTTCACCCCCACTATTATAATGCTCTAACCAGCAAATTGACAAGCAATTATTTTAGCTGAAGCATCTATAGCAAATGCACACACAGGTGAAGTTACATCTCCTGTAACATCAAGCGTGCCATCACCAGCACCAGTAGGTGTCAATGGGTCTCCATCATTACCTGCTGTAAGTGCAATAGATAGAGTTGCTGTTCCACCTATCTGAATCCAAGCATATTGTCCGTCTGTTGGAGCAGATTGTAAAACACCAGCGCCTACCTCATTAGAATCAGATAAATCACTTGTTACTACATTTACTGCACCAGCAGAAGCACCGGAAGGTGCGTAGTAATAAGCAACTTGTCCGCTTACTGCTGCTACACTTCCAGCACCAGTATCGTATTGAACATATTTGAAGGTGTTTCCAGCTGCATCCATACCCTTTTGTCCGACCATAAATGTAGGTGTATCACTAACTTCAGTTTTGTCCATTCCAGTTATATAAGCCATAACTTATCCTTTCTTAGTCTTGTATGACACCTTGTCTTGCTCTGTTAGAACAGGTCATATTTCCTGCCCATACAACTGGCAATACCATAGCGTCTTGGTTAACAGAAGCCTTCTCACCTAAAGGTGTAAATTCTCTACCTTGAGCTGAACGAAGGAATAAATAGTCCGTATTTAAGAAATACATCTTATTACTTGGACATTGGTCATCAAAGAACACAGGTGCGTTCATAAACATTAAGTTCATAAAGCCTGCACTAGCATTATCATCACTTGTAAATCTTTGGTTAGTCTGTAAAGAACTCCAATAGAAATTAAAGTAATTTGTATCTGCTACTATACAATCTGGAACATCTGCTCCTCTTGTAGTATCTAGCCATAAAGTGTTCATCGCTGTTTGTATAGTGGTTGCACTAGGAGTAGGACTTCCTGATGCTGCACTAAAATCATACACTTTATTTTGCCAGAATGTGTAAGTGGTAGAGTTAATACCACCAACTGTGTTTCCGACTGTACCGGGAACAATCAACTGTAATCCACCTAGTTCTTTACCATCTGTACCAGTACCATCAGCATACAAAGATGTAGCCATAGTATTGTTTAACGTTTTTTCTAAGTTTCTTACTCTTGATTTAAGCAAGTTAAAAATTGCTTCTTTCCCAGAGTTTTCGACCTGTTCTAATCCAGATATAACCACGTTACCAGCTAATTGCTTATAATTAAACTCAGCTGCTGTGAATACATTAGATGTAGATGTGTCTAATACTTCATAACCACTATACCATTTTGCAGTTGAGTTAGTTGCATATTCTAATTCTTGCACAATGGTTCTACCAGTAGCTACTTGTTTGTTGCCTTTTGCATCAATATGACGTAGTAAGGCATTACTATTTGTTACGTTATCTGCTAGTGTTTTTGAGTAACCAGCAAGAGTAGTTGTAACGATTTCAGTAAATGTACTGTTAGGCGAAGTTGCCATAATATACCTCTCTATAAGTTAATGTTATCCCACAACTCATTTAGCAACACCCACTTTATTAATTGATTCCATTAACAAGGCATCTAAATCTGTAGCTTTAACCGAACCTGATGGTGGTGCAGTAGCTGTTCTAGGTCTAACTTTTTTAGCCTTTTCAACTGCTGCTTTTCTTCTAGCATCTTCTTCTGCTTTAGCTTGTTTTCTTTGATTGTCTAATGATTCTTTATATAGTTCATCATCTAATCTTACAGCTTTCGCATAAGCATCTTCTAAACCTTTTGCTTCATTAGCATCAATTAAATTTCCCATTTTTGTTCTTACTTTATCAAAATGTGGATATTTCAAGTTGCCTTTTTCGTCTTTAGTATTAGCAAATGTGTTTATTTGATTTTCAGTTTGTTGTCTAGCAGATTGCAGATTTTGTTGTTTGAACTGATTTAATTCTGCAAGGATTGCTTGATTTTGTTGTTTTAGTTGGGTAATTTGTGAATCTGTTTCATATTCAACAGAATCACTGTCATAAGACGAAAGGTCAATACCATAACCTTGTGCTAATTGTTTGATTGCCATTTTTGGGTTATTTCTGAGGGCTAAATCAGCATTAAGCAATCTTGATATATATTCGGCTTCACTAATGCCACTTGCTGATATTTGCTGTCTCATTGGAGCTATAACTTTATCTAATGATTCAAAACTTTTGCGTTGTTCGGCTACTTCTTGCGTCTTTCGGGTGTAATCAGCAGTCATCTCTTTATCTCGTTTTAGCATATACTCCTGAGCATCACGAGGTAAATCCTTGAACTTACTTCTTACTTCTTCTGACCAGTTTTTTGGAGCTTCAAGTGGAGGTTCTTGCGAATCCTGTCCATCAACTGCTGCGACTGGAGTGTCATCAGAAGGTTCTTCGGTAGAATCTTGGGTTTCTGTTTCATTTTCAGTAGCTATCTGGTCTAATGAATCAGAATTAGATTCTTCAGAATTAGTTTCTTCCACATTTTGTGGAGTGTCAGGTTGAGGAGCTTTTTTTACTTCCTCTGTTGTAGGTGTTTCTTCAGTTGGTAGCGCTTGATTGATTGCACCTTCCAAAACTGCATCTAAATTTGGTGCTTTTTCTGGTGCTGATTCCTGATTAGGAGTGCTTTCTTGTGTCATATTATCCTCTTTTATTGTTAATCATATTATCCCAAAATTTAGGTTTTGTAGAACTGGTATAATCATTTCCACATTGCCTGACATTATGTTTCCTTTCGTGTTCTCTTATTTGAGAACGACTGCCTATAACAGTTTTATCGATTGGAGACACAAATTCTTGTATATCACCCATAACCTGATGTGATTTTGTTCTTTTAGTTGCTTTTATAGGTTTAAATGTGCATTTAGACCATTTTATATTATCATAATTATCTCTGTAACTCATCTCTTGCTTCCTCATTTAATTTTTCTGCTATTTTGATATCGCTTTCAAGTAGCGCTAGTTCTTTTTTTGCTTCCGCTCTGGCTCGGCTTGATTGCGCTTCTGTAGAAACTTTATTACCAGAAGCTCTTTCTCTTGCTTGTATATCTGCTAGTTTACCTTGTTGTTTAAGTTGTTCTTTTGCCATTTCAGTTTGCATTTTTTGTGCTGCTATTCTTTCAGCTTCTGTAGGTTGCCTTCCAGCTTGTTTCATCATTTGTGCTTGTTGTAATAATGTAGCTTCCGTTCTATCAATAACATCTTCAAAGTTCCTACCTACTTTCCAAGCGCCCATTAAAAATCTTAATGCTTGAAAAGCGAGTGGCGTAAGGTCAGGCGATTTTGTTGCTATTCCTACTGCCCTTTCTAAATAGCTTCCAAATGATGATAAAAATTCTATTCTAGTTCTTTTTTCTTCTTCTTCGTTAGTAAAAACTGTAGCATCTGATTCAATATCTATAGAGTATCTACGCAATTTATCATCTCGCATTATTTGCATCATTTCTGGAGTAATTACTAATGCTGTCATAGCTGCTAAAGTTTCTGGCTCGTAGTGTTCTGCTATTATTTCTGCTTTTAATCTAAATAAATCTCTAATATATTCAGCAATTTCTGATTGTTTTTTGCGCATTCTCATACTACCAAACTGCGCTTTAAGTTGTTGTGCAGTAGCAGTTTCACTAGCTTTTGTAGAACCTCTTATCAAATCAGATATACCAGTAATTTGATAAATAGTATCTAACACTTGGTTTCTTTGTTGGTATAAACCAGCTAGAACTTGTGCTATAGGCGCTATATCTTCTTGTTGAAATACTTGTTGCAACCCACCTTTAGCTGCTAATTGTGAAAAATTTTCTGAAGGTACAAAATCATTATCACCAGCATCTGCTAAATGTGATAGTTCAGGTACAGAAGCATCGTATACACCTCTCCTTTTTAATCCTTCTATTAGATTGCTTATCCTTGTAGTAATCCTATCAAGTTCGTCAGCTTGGTCTTGATATAATGTAAATTCTGGAATAGGTATACTGGTTTCATTAGTTCTAATAGCTACTAATGAATCAGGACAAGGAAAAAAGTTTTCAAGTTCATAAGGGTCTTCATCTTCAGCTAATACTTCATTATATCCTTTTGATATAAAAAATCTTTTTCTAGTATATTTATCCCAGATTTCCCAAACTTCTGCTCTTGAAAATATTTCAGAATATTCTTCCTGATAACCTTCAGTTGGTTCAGGAGACCAATTTAATGGAATATCACGAGCATTTTTAAATCCTTTTTCAATTAATTCATCTCTAGTAAGTAAGTGCCTTCTAGCTTTCCAATATACATCTTCAGGTCTTTTAGCTGGGCTTTCTCTATAATCTTCCCAATTAACATATTGAAAATAACATCTTTGGTCAGCTATACGTTCTTCCTCTTTATCAATCATTACCATATTACCATCATCATCAATTGATTCCATTTGCACAGTTTCTTTTACAAAAATAGGTTCGTACACTACCCAAACAACACCTCTGCCGGGCAAAAGATAATCTTCTATAGCTGCCTTAATAGGTTTGTCTGCTGAATATACTTCGTTTCCATATTCTAATGCTCTTTCTAATACTATTGCAACTTGCCTAGTAATAGGATTATTGTCATTATATCTTCTACGCACATCTGCTTTTGGCATACGAGCAAATAAAGCGCCTTTCATTGTTTCTGTATTAGACCATAAGATATTAAATTGTTTATATAGTCCAGCGCCATAGGTATCAGCATCTCTTTCATCTCTATATCGAGATACTACATTTCTTCCTCTTTCACGCCAATCTTTTTCAGTTTCATCAGCAGTTTCAAGTTCCATTTGCCAATATCTTGCAGTGCCTTGTAGTTTAACTGTTTCTTTTCTAGTTTCTGCCATAAGTTCCTCTTATTTTTTGTATCATAGTTCCGTCCCTATTTATGACATTTTTTAATTTTCTAACTAATTCCATATGTTCTTCTTCAGTTAAATCTCTATTATCTTCATATCTTGTTGTATAAGGCATAGTTTCAAAAAAATTTTTTTCCATAGCCATATCAGTAAGCCTATTTTCATTCTCAATAATTTTTCCAGTTTCATTATCATAGCTAGGAACAGCATACAACCTATCAGGTTGTTCTGGATTAACTGCTCCTCTTATATATACTGTAGTAGGATTACCTTGTTCATCAAACATTAAGTTTTTATTAATAGAATCTTGATGATACTGTAGTAAATTATTTTCTCTTTTTAACATATCAATCATCATTTGTTTTTCTTCATCGGTCATTATTAAAAAATATCTTTTCCTATTTGTTCAAATTCTCTCATTAACATCAAACCTTGTATTTTTTCCATATCGTTTTTACTTCTAACTAAACTTCCAATATAGCCTTCTATTTGTTCTGCTGGCATCATTTCTACTAAATCTTTTAATGTCATCATAGGAGCATCAGCCATTTGCATTTTAGGTTGCTTTCTTAATTCTTGAGCTAACATTTCTTCTTCTGTCATCATTCCTCTTGCCATTATATCTCCTTATCCTTTTTTATTTTTTTTATTTTTTGATGCTATAATTTTTTTCTTCAATGCTGTAGGTAAATTTTTTTGCTTACCTTTTAAAGCACCATTCATAGGTTTCTTTTTTTTACCATAAGCCATTTTTTTTCCTTTATTATATTTTTCCAAAATCTAAATCAGTTGCTCCTATTCTCTTTAATTTTTCCATAAGCTCATCTAAATTATTAGCTGAAAAATCAAAATCTCCTGTATCGCCATAATATCCTCCTTGTGGGTTTCGGTAAATTTTTACTGAGCTTCCTTTACCACTAAAACCAGCGATAGGCTTACCCATATAATCAGCTATTTGTGTATTTTTTCTTAACTCATTTATCATCAGTTGTTCCATTTGTTCTTTTGTCATTGAGCCGTATGCCATAATTATATCCTTTTTTCTGGTTTATTACGTTGTTCTCTATCGTACATATCTATCATTTCATCTAGTGTAGGTGTTCGTACTAATTCTTTCATAATATCTGGTTCTTTTTTTTTGGGTCTTATATTTTTGTAAGACATAGCTAAATACCTAAAACTATCACTGCCGTGAGATGCCCAGTTATGTAAAGGGTTTTTTCTAAAAACTCTTTTAGTATCGTCCCATTCTCTCTGATAATTTCTCAAAGCATTTAATCCGTTTTCACATCTCTTATCATCAAAATAACATTTTGGCAACAATAATCGTACTGCATTGATTCCGTCATCTATTTTATGACTTGGTACAATGCGTGGGCGCCTTCCCATATTTATTAAAGTTTCTGCTCTAGTTCTACCAGTTCCTAGCTCTCTTACTTTAGCATCGTGTGGCAAATAATCATCACCCCAATATTCTACATTCATTTCTTCCATAACTTTTACATAATGGTCTAAACCTACACCAGCGCTTTCATAATAATCAAAAACTCTTACTTCGCCCATTGTTACTTGAAAAAACCATAAAGCACAACTATCCGATATGCCTAAATCCCAAGCAACGTGAACTGGTAATGCTGGGTCTTTTTCTACTTTTGTAATTCTACCTTCTTGTTCTGCTTCTATTATCAAGTTACCATAATATGAACCTTTGATAGCTGCCGCCCAAGAACATTCAAACTCTTGCATATATTCATCTTCACCCATTTGTTTTTTTGCTGCTTCTAATTCAATTGGGTCTACTACTCCTGTTTCACTTGCACGATAAATTGCTCTATGCCATTCGCTATCGTGTTTTGCATCTTCATATAATTGCCAAAATTGATTTCTACCTTTAGGAGTGCCAATAAATATCGCCCAACCTTTTCTATCAGTAAGCGCAGGTCGTATCACCTCACTCCACATTCTAGGAGACATATCAGCATACTCATCTAAAACACAACCATCTAAAAATATTCCTCTCAAAGCATCAGGGTCATCACCTGCTCCATACAATCTTATACGACTACCATTTATTAAATCAACACGAAGTTCTGATTGGTTTATTTTCGTTCCGGGAATATCTTTTGTATAATATAATAAATAATCCCAAGCCACAGCTTTTGCTTGTCGATAGTAAGGCGCTATGTATGCAAATCTACCATCGTTTCTTTCTGTTTTTATTTCTAATGCTTTTCTTAATATTTCTGTAATTGCATAGACTGATTTACCCCACCTTCTATGTGATACACATATTTTAAATCTTTTTTGGTTTTTGTGTAGTTCGGCTTGTTGTGGTCTTGGTGTGTAAGGAATGGTAATATGCATAGGGAACACTTACCAATTCTTACACGACCAATATCGAGCAGTAAGTTTATTTGGTGGAGATGTATCACATTTATGTCTTGCTCGAAAACTTTTCCTTCTTGCTGGGCTACTTTTTTTTATTTTCATATTTGGGTCGCCAAATCTTATCAGTTTTGTTTTGCCTTTGTTTCTTGCTAATACTGCAAATTTTTTTGGACCATTAGGAGTTCTTTTAGGCTTATTGTAACCAGAGAATCTTTCTCCTCTATATTCTATAGCCATTGTTTATCCTTTTTTTGCTTTTGCTTTTGCTCTTTTTGATAACTCACTAAAATGATAAAGTTTCACACTTGTCTTGCCGTGAGTTTTACCTGAATGTAAATCTCCATTAGGCATTTTATGCGTGTTGCCTTTGAAAAGTGTACCATCTCTTTTATAGTGTTTAACACCTTTCATTAGGCGCTCATTTTCTTTTTAGTTTTCTTTTTAGCTTTTTTGTTTTTGTTACCCATTACTATTTTGACTTTTTTAGTCATTTTTTTTCCGTATGTTCCTTTACCACCTGGCATTGTATTATCCTTTCTTTGTTGTTTTCTTTTTTGATTTTTTTCTTTTTTCGCTAGCTGCTATTTTTTTGAATATTCCTTTAGCTGGGGCTCCCTTGCTCCCGGGTGTTCGCATTTTTTCTCCTGAGCCTGCTTTTATTCTTTTTCTTTTTGCGTGAATATTTGCATATAATCCTCTTTTTGCCATAATCACTCCTTTTTGTGAGTTATCTTATCGTTTATTATTTCTGCGTCAACTACTTTTTTATCTGGTTCTAAATTAAAGCTCACTGAAATATTGTTAGGCAGTCCTTCGTGTTCAACTTTTTCTGTAAAACCAGCTTTCGTTTTTGCTAAAAATATTGCTGAAATCGTATCGCCTTTCATAGCTTTTTTATATAGTTGGCTTCCTATTGCCATTGTCAATTTTTCTTTACCTGTTTCTAATGCGTTTTGAAAATGTTTCCTTAATGTTTTCGGACTGCAACCTACTAGCTTTGCTATTTGTTCGTGTGTCAAACCAAAAGCTACTCCGAGTGAACATATCCTTTCCATTTCTGGTGTTGGTTCAAAATTAGGTCTTCCAGCTTCTTTCATTTTTTTTTCCTTTTAATTACTAAATCCCACATACCATTTTTTCTTAAAACTTTTTTGAAGTATTGTGGGTATTTTTTATACAACCATTCAGTAGCTGCTTTTTCTCCTTCTATGTTTCTGGAAACTTGATGACCACCTTCACCTCCCCAGTAAGTGCTTGTGGGCGCTATATAATTAAATCTTGCTATGCTTTTATCTGCTAAAAAATATTTGATTGTCATTTCGTGGCTTTCTTTTCCTGCTGTAAAATTTTTCCTAGCTTCACATTCTTCACCCTCATCTCTAAATATATCGTGATTATTTACAGTACCACTTATGTTAGCAACTATATATCTCAAATCAAAAGTTATTACATTTTTCATAAAATAAGGATTATCAACTGGGTATGTGCCAAAATATCTAGTTTTATTTTTATTGCAAATATCAAAAGCAAAATTTATAAAACTATCTAAATCATTTATTTCTGTTAATACTTTATCATTGACTTTCATTTTTATAGATTTTAAATCATCATCTAGCATAAATAAATTTTCGCCTATCTTATGTGTTTTTTGTATAAAGTTCCTTTGTTGTGGTAACCCTCTTTTGCCTATAATTATTTCTGCATAACTATTTTTATCTATTGTGTTTTCATATAGTTCTTTTTCTTCTTTATTGGCTACATATATAAAAATATTTTTAGCGTTGATGTTTGTTTTTTTTAAATATGCCATTGTTTTATTTTTAAGAGTTTCAGCTCTTTTATAGGTTGGTATTATTAATTTATACATTTAACCCTTTAAAATTTTTTCTATTTTTTACTATCTCTAGTTCCTCTTTACTGCTTCCACATTTATCCATATTTTTTCTATAGTAACAAACTAGACTTATTCTTTCGTATGGTTTTTTTGCTACTATAGGTAAATTGCCGTGCCATTCGTGAACATTGAAAAAGCATACGTCAGTATTTCTTACATCAAAGCCTATGCCATATCTTGGTAAACAAGTTTCACCTCCTTTATATTCTCCAGCTTGTAAAACTGCTATGTTACCTAATCCCTTTTCATAATCTCCAGCATCAACGTGTATTGCTGTTCTAAAATTTTTGTTTACTGTAACTGTGGTAAAAACTGTTCCTTCTATTTTAAAATCATTATGCGTTCTATCTATAGCTTTTTTTTGCTTTTCGTACCTATCAGGCGATGCTTTTTTAAATTCATCAGAAATAGCTTGTATATATTTTTTACTTTTGATATAATTCGGAAAATTTTTTTCTGTCCAAGCAGTTTGTCTGCAATATGGAAATCTTACATTTCTATCGAAGTAACCTATGATTCCACTCTTAACGTGTTGCGCTCTTGCTACGCTATCAAGCGTTCCATCTTTTTTAACTACTGTAAATCTTTTTTGAGGTTTACCACTTTCAAGCCTTTGCCCTTTGATAGTAGTATTTTCTAGTGGGTGGTGAAAACCAGCTGCGTCTCCTCTATTATTTGTTCCTGTAGCTGCTGTTCGTAAAGCATAATATGCAGTTTTGCATAAGTTAGCAGGGATTACATTTTTTCTAAAAAAAAATAAGGGTTCGCCTTGTTCATCATAAGCGTCACAATTATAATTTATAATTGTGTGTATTTCACTTTCTTTTACAAAAGTGCCTGACCTTTTAGCAAAAGATTTATAATCAGTTTGCGCTTTTACTTTTAATAACTTTGTATTCATCTTCAATTACTTTATAAACTACATCAGATAAATTATCTAATTTATAGTGTTCTTGTATTATCGTACACATTTCCCTAAAAAGCAGTTCCGTATCAGTATCATAAAATAATTGTACTAATTTTACGTTGCTGGGCGCAAAATTGGTTACTGAATCCTCAAGCATATCTTCTTCTATATTATCACTAGCAAAGTTTAATAGTTCGTCTGTAGTGAGCTTATTTATATCCTCAAGGCTAAAACCTGTCAGGTTCATATCAAAATCAGCGTCAGCTAAATCTAATAATTCGCTTTTTAAAAGATTTTTATCCCAGTCGGCATATTCTGCTGATTTATTATCCATAATACGATATGCCTTTTTTTGTGCGTCAGTTAAGCCTAGCGCCTTATGAATAGGCACTTTTTTTAAGCCAAGCTCTTTAGCTGCAAGCAATCTAGTATGCCCTACGAGTATTATGTTATTTTCATCTACTACTATAGGTTGCCTAAAACCAAACTCTTTTATGCTATCCTTTATTTTAGATACAGCGTGTATATTCTTACGAGGGTTCTTATCATAGTTTATAAGAGTATCAGGATTTACTAATTCTATTTTCATATCTCTCCTAGATGGTTAGTTGCTTTTTTATTTATCAAAAAATAATATAGTTGTCAAATTATTGTTATGGTTAATAGTGGTTTAGTATATAACCCTACCTAACCCCCCAAGCCGTCCTGGCATCGCAATCTAAAAAACTTTTTTTGGCAAGGGTCCCCTTATAGCTTTATATATCACCATAAGCAATTCTAATTAGTTTTAAGCGTCATACAATCACATTAAGGTACATTAGTATATAAGTATGCCTTTGTTATTGTGTGGGCTTACCCTAGCCTGTAACTGATGGTTTGGTTTCGTACCTCATTTGAGCTATTTTTGTTCTCCCTTTTTTGTTGGGGTAGAAATAGGCGATTTTGCTTTCCAGCACTCCTATCCTTAAATAAGCGCCTATCAAACTAATTAGCTTCATAGCTTACCTTCCTAATATATATTCTTTAACTTTAACTTTAATATTGATATAGCAAAGGCTATGACAAACGCATAGCAGATGATAGACAAAGGTATAGCAAAACCCTATGTTTGTTAATTCAATACTAATATTTAATATTCAAACAATTATTAGAGCATTAGTATATAGTTGTTTATATGCCTAGTATATACCATTTATAGCTTATGTAATGACCGCAGCCTGTCGCAGCGCTATTTTCCTAGGGATTATTACCCTTTTTAGCTATAGCAATAAACTTTACTAATAGTAACAAATAGTTCTTTACTAATAGTAAATAAATATGATATCATTAGTTATAAATTAAAAAGGAGCTAAATAAATGTTAACTAAACTAAAAAAAGTAGAATATCAAATTACTCATATCAAAGCTAGTATTGCTGAGTATCATAGGCTTGGTACTGTCAATAGCAATAAGCCTATTATTGATATGTTAAATCGTAAACTTGCTAAACTTCAGCAGTTATCTATTACTAATCCTATCACTCATAAGGAGATATAATTATGTGTACTGAAAATAAATACGACTGGCAAGGTAATGTTATCGAAAAATGTGAACCTTCAAGGAATATCCATAAAGGCGATTATGTATTCAAACTGAAAGATGCTAATGGTTATTCTTGTGGTAATGTTTGTGATTATTGTTATGACGAAGTAAAAGCTAAATATAATCCAGATATTTTTGAGCAACCTTATAATGATGAGGAGGTATAATGTCATATACTACTAATATAATAAAAGAAGTTTCTGCTACCATACTTGCTGATATGGAAAAATATGGTAGCGATTGGGATAAACCTTGGCGTGATATGATGGCTAAGAGCTATCCTATAAATCACGCTACCCAAAAAGAATATACTGGGTTCAATATTTTATGGCTATCATTAGCGTGTCACTATAAAGGCTACACGAATAATGCTTGGGCGACCTATAAGCAGTGGAGTAAATTAGGCGCTACTGTAAAAAAAGGTGAAAAGTCTACCAGAGTATTTTATTGGGAGCTTAAAAGGTTTGAAGATAAAAATAATGTAGATGAAAATGGCGACCCTGAAATTAAATCACGCTGGTTTTTGAAAGTATGGAATGTATTTAATGTAGCGCAAGTTGATGGTATAAAATTACCAAAGCCTAAAAAAATAATCAACAAAGTTAAAAGCGTCAAACGTGCCGAGCAGTATATTGCAAATACTAAAGCTGTAATTCAAATAGGTGGTAACCGAGCCTGTTATTCTCCTGTATTAGATTATATTAATATGCCTAGTAAAGCGCAGTTCAAAGATACGAAAACTGCAAAGGCAAGTGAAAATTATTATAGCACTTTATTGCACGAGCTGGTTCATTGGACTGGGCATAAAGATAGATGTAAAAGAGATTTTAGTAAATCATTCGGCTCTAAAGAATATGCTATGGAAGAGTTAGTAGCTGAAACTGGTTCAGCTATGTTATGTGTTATGCTAGGTGTTAGCAAAAGTCCTCGACCTGACCACGCTAAATATCTCAATCATTGGAAAGAGGTTATTAAAAATAATCCTAGAGCAATATTTTCAGCTTTCAGTAAAAGCAGTCAAGCTATAGAGTTTTTAAATAACTTACAACCTAGCGCTAAAAAGGAAGTGGCTTGATTGCTACTTCCTACATTTACTCTTTACTAATAGTAAAAGGTATGATAGTCTATAACAAAAGGAGCTATATATGAATATTTTTGTATTAAATAATGACCCTGTCAAAGCAGCTAAAATGATGTGCGATAAGCATATTGTAAAAATGCCGTTAGAATCTGCTCAAATGTTATGTAGCGTTTGGCATAGGTTTGACTTACATAATGTGCCTTATAAGGAAGCATTTAAAAAACACCCTTGTACTTTATGGGCTGGTGATGACGCAGCTCACTATGATTGGCTATATATCCACGCATTAGCGCTGTGTTCAGAGTACACTAAACGATACGGCAAGGTTCATAGCTGTCAAAAGGTTATTACTGCTGTATCACATCACCCTGTATATCATAGTAGTAAAAATTTACTCAAGCTAAAACACCCTCAATGTATGCCTGATGACTATAAAAATGACTGTAGCGTGCTAGCATATCAAACATATTACTATTATGCTAAATATAAATCAGGCATAGCCACTTGGAAAAAGCTAAATAATATGCCTAGTTTTATAAAAACCTGGAGCAAAGGCGCTACAACTAGGAGTTTTAATTAATTTTACAGATAGTAAATATAGTCTTTACTTAATGTAAAATATATGATAATCTTAATTATAATAAAAAAAAGGAGCTAAAATGAAAAAACTTACTAAAAAACAAAAAACCTATTTTGATAATACTGGTGTTAATCCAGTTGAAGAAGGAAAAATCAAAATTCAAATATATAAAAATAAAATACAAGTAGAAAAAAATGCACTTGCTTATTTTATTAATTTACTAAAACTTCCATTGTATAAATTTATTCAAATAAGTGAATGGGATTTGAAAAGTATAAATATTGAAATAGCTGATATACGAAACAGGCTTAAAGATTATAGAAAAGATGTTGCGTATTATACTAATAACTCTTTATATAAGGAGAGCGCTTAATGTCTATTTATTCACAATATAATCTTACCCCAATACAACAAGAAATTATTGAGAGTATGGTTGATGAGCATAATTGGCTCATCAATCGTGTTCCTGATGATGACGAAAGGTTTTCTGCTATTTATATTCAAGCTGATGATATGGCTAGTGAATTAAAAATGGATAGAGAAGAATTTTGGACAATATTTTTTAACTAAAAAGGAGCTTAATATGAGTTTAACAACTAATGAATTAATAAAAGTTATAGACCAACTAAAAGATTATGTTGCTATAGCTAAACAACGAAACGATATTATCAATGATGATAAACCTTACCCAATAGAAAAGAGAATTGACTTATTGAGAATTAATAATCAAGCTAATGATTCTATGAAAAAAATTATTGATAATTTGATAAACTATGTAGAAGAAGAAGATAGATATTGGAATCAACAAGCTGATTTAGAAAGGGAGAAAGCTAATGCAGAGTAAAAAAATGCCAGAACTAGATATTAAAAATATTAATGGTGGTTATGCTAAATTAATTTTTGATACGGATTTATTTATGTATAAATTAATTACTTTAAAAAATGGTGTTCAACAAATACGAGAAATATTATCGCCTTCAAAAGCGATAAACGAATTTAAGGCGCTAAAGTGATGTATGTTCTTGTAGCAGTATATGGCTCATTGATGCTGTTATACTGCTACCTTTATTTAATAAGTATGTGAGAGTGTAATGACTAAAAAAATAATAAAATTTGAAACTAAAAAAGAAGGCAAAGTCAACTTATTATCCAGAGCAGTTTTAGTAAAAGCTGATAAAAAAAAGATGAAGCTGCTACCGATTCTTACTCTTAACTATTTTAAACGAGGTAAAAAAAATGAAGATTAGAAAATTTAATAATATAGAAATAAAATTTAGCGCTGGTAATCATAGATATTATGTTAATGATGATGGTAAAAAAATATCACCATCAAGCGTGAGTGGTATTGTTCAAGGTGATGATGGTTTTACCATAGGCGCTTTGGCTGGTCGTAAAAATTATTTAGAAACTTTGGTGGAGGAGTTGCCTAACTCTGGTTTGTTAAGAGTAAATGACCTTACAGACTTGCAAGAAAAGTTATTTGAAATAAAAAAACTAGCAGAAAAAAAATGGAATGACCAAAAAGTGATAGGAACAATTATTCATAGTTTTTGTGAAAATTTTTTAAAAGGTACTATGTCAGAAACTGGTTATCATAAAGGGCACGATGAAAAAGATAATCAAATACGCTTAATGCAATATGCGCTTTATGAATATCTAAATAAAAGTGTTAGAAAAGTACACGCTGTAGAATATTTAGTTTATGATAATAGTATTTTGCCCTATGCTGGACAGTTTGATTGCTGGATAGACCACGCAAAATATGGTGAGTGTATAATAGATTGGAAAACAGTCACTAAAAAATCTGTAGGAACTAAATGGCGCATTCAACTATGTGGATATATGTATGCACTTTGTAATGAACTAGGTAGAGAGCCATTCAATAGATTAATTGTAGCTATAGATAAAGATACTAAAGAAATTAAAGAGTATCTTTATGATGTTGATAGCTATGTAAGAGATTTGGAAGTATGGAAAAATTACTTGCAAATACATCATTTTTTAAAAGCTAAAAATGATGATTAAAGGAGCTTTTATTAATATGGCATTGATAGGGTTTAGAGTAGCTCCTTGCCCTTTATTCAATGCCACCCTAAAAGGAGATAAATATGCAGATAACAGTAAGTAAACTTGAAGCACCCATTCCACCAAGTGCAGATAATAATGGTAGAAAGTCTTACAGAATTACGACTGCTGATAATGTAAAGTATTTTGCTAAAGCTACAAGTGGTATTGCTCAAGTACAAGAAGGCGATATGATAGATATAGAGTATTCGCCTGACCAACACGGAAACAAATGGATTAACAAGTTTGACCCTATTAAAGATGTAAATGCTGATATGCAAAAGATAAAGGAAACTTTTCCTGATAGTAAAATAAATGGAGTGTATGATGGCGGTGTTAGTTCAAACCCAACTATGACACCTAAAGATTTTTTAATAGTGTTACAAAGTTGTGTTAATAGACAAACTGATTGGACACCTAATCAAAAACTCAAGTTCATACTTGATAATTATTTTAATGGTGTAGTTGCTACCCATAAGGGTTTTGATGAGGGCGATTTTTAATGGCTACTAGGTATGCTAATAAAAAACATTTACAATGGGTAACGACTTTGGATTGTTGTATCAAAAAGCATTTTGATAATTTAGAAATGGTTGGTATAGCGCCCAAAAATATTTCAACTTGTAGTGATTTTTATAATATACAAGCGCACCATCTACTCAAACCTTTTTATTCATCAAGAGGTATGGGTTTGAAAGCTAGTGATAAAGATGTAATTCCTTTGTGTGAAAAGCATCATAGGGAGTTACATCTTTGTGGTAATGAATATAATTTTTTTCAAGAAGTAGTTTTTAATTCAAGGTTTGGCATTCTTACTGTTCAAAAAGTTTGGAGTGCTAGTCCTTATAACAAGGAGGAAAATAATGACAGAATACAGAAAGCTAACGCAAAAAGAATTAGTGCTAAAACATTTGGAAGAAAACAAAAAAATAAATCCACTAGAAGCACTTAATTTGTATGGCAGTTTTAGATTAGGCGCTATCATACACGTTTTAAGACAAGAAGGGTATGATATAGAAACTAAATCTAAAAGTAATGGAGTAAAAAGAAATCATTTTGCTGAATATCATTTGAAAGTAGCAGATAATGATTAGTAGAGAGTGGCTGCTATCTGTTTCCTATTCTGGTAAATATAAATGCCCAGAGTGTAGCCATACTAGGAAAAATAAAAGGGATAGGAGTTTAAGTATAACTAAAAAAACTGATGGTGTAGTTTATTATTGTCATCATTGTAACATAAGTGGAGGTGAATATTATGAAAGAGATTTCGAAGAATATAATAGAGTTCGCAGAGAAAAGGAAAATAAGCAAAAAAACTCTTACGGATTTAAAAATAGAAAGTGGACTGGCACAGTTTGGTAATGAAAAGCACGAAAGTATTGTTTTTGGGTACTATAATAATGAAGGCGAAAGAGTAAATTACAAAGCTAGAGCCATTCACGAAAAACTTTTTAAGCAACAAAAGGGTGGCGAACAAAGATTTTATAATTTAGATAATGTATTAAAGTCTAATAACCTTGCTAACAATACTATATTTATTGTGGAGGGTGAGTTTGATGCACTAGCGCTATATGAAGGTGGCTATCCTATTGATACTATATTGAGTGTTCCTACTGGCGCTGTTGCTAGTCCTACTGAAGACCCTCAAACTCAAAGAAAATATAAATATGTATTAGATGCTTTAGAGCAAGGACTTGATAAAGCTAATTGTTTTGTGTTACTTACCGATAATGATGAAAGTGGTTTAGCTTTGCGTCAAGATTTAGCAAGTATTCTTGGGTATGGTAAATGTAAATATTATGATTTTCCAAAAGATATAAAAGATGCTAATGAAGCGTTAATTGCTTGGGGCAAGGAAGATATTAGATGGCAAATAAATGAAGGCTTAAATGACTTTCCTATAGAGGGTGTGTATGGTTTAGATGATATACCAGACCCACCTAAAGTAAAATTATTTAATCCTAAAATAAAAGCGTGGGACGATAAATTTATGCTAGGCGCTGGTATGGTTTCTGTTTTTACAGGGTTTCCCGGACACGGAAAAACATCTTTTGCTATACAACTATGGACTAATATTGCTAAAGAATATAATTGTACGATTGGTATGTTTAGTGGTGAAACGAGAGTAAAGCCTTATGTCCGTAGGAATATAAGAACATTTTATCATACTAAATTAGAATGGAGAATGACTGATGAGGAAAAGCAAGAAGCTGATGATTTTATACGACAACAATTTATATTTCTTAATCACCCTAATAATAGTCCTAACTTTGACTGGGTGTGTGATAAAATATCCGATATGAAAGCAAGGTTCGGTATATCTGCTTTTATACTTGACCCTTGGAATAAATTAGATATGCCTGATTTTACGAAAGGTAGTGAAACTCAATGGATAGGTCGTAGCCTTGATTATCTAACTTCGTTAGCAAAACATTTAGATATTCATATAATGATACTGGCTCACCCTAGTAAACCTGATGCAAAAATGAGTAATGCACCACCTAGCGCCTATTCTATTGCTGGTAGCGCTCATTGGAATAATAAGCCTGACCATATATTCAGTTTATGGAGAGATAAGTTTGAAAACGAAGATGGCTCAAGAAATACAGAAGCTATGTTTACTGTATGCAAAACTAGATACGAGGAACTTGGTTATCCTCGAATATTAGATGTATATATGAATCTTGATACTGGTTGTTTTGAAGGGTTAAATAAAAGCTATGGGTAAATATGTAATAAATTACAAAATGGAGTTTAAGACACGACCAACAAAAGCTGAAGTAGAAAGTAAATTGTTTGAACTTATTAGAGATGGTTTTAGTTTGAGAACAGTTGAAGAGCAAGATGAATACATAAAAGCAAAAGAAATAAGAGAAAAGAAAAATGCCTAGAAAAAAAGTAATACAAAAAGATGGTACAAGCAACCATTGGAAAAAACTTATACATCATAAGTTGTGTAGCTTTTGTGATAATGTCGCAGCTCATTATCATAAATTTAAATTTTACTGCGAAGAATGTTATCAAAAATTAATTAAGAAAGGAAAAAAATGATACTTGAACAAATAATAGAAAAGAAAAAAATATCTAAATCACAGTTAGCTAAAGATTTAGATATATCAGAAACTATGGTTACATTACTGTTTCAAGGTAAAAGAAACTTGAGTGTAAAGCTAATCAAAAAAATAAGAGATAAATACAATTTATCTTGGTCAAAAATAATGGAGGAGTAATGAAAGAAAAATTATTTTATTTTCCATTTTACCCAGCTGATTGGCTTGCAGATACTTCTGTATTAACTTTAGAGGAAAAAGGCGCTTATATAACCCTAATAGCTACAATGTATCTACAAGATGATTGTAGCCTATTTAAAAGGCATATTCCTAATATACTTGGCATAAGAGATAATAAAAAGTATCAAAAATTAATGGATAATATAGTTCCTTTATTAATTGATAATGGCGATAAAGTGTCTCAAAAAAGGATAAAAGAAATAAAAACTAAAATTAAGGATATAGTAGAAAAGAAAAGCAAAGCTGGTAAGCTAGGCGCTAAAGGTAGATGGGGTAAAAAAATGAAAGTTTATACAAATAAAAATATTGATAAATTTTCAACTGTGTCTGCTAAAGATAAAGCTAGGAAAATATTAAATGATGGTTATGAGTAACGAACTAGAGCCTATCCACAACATATAGTAAAATATCCACAAGTTATTAACACTTGTTTTTATTTTTAAATCTCTAGTTCGTGTAAAATAATATATATAACCTTACAGCAAAAACAAGTTTATTCTTCTTCTAATATCCAATTATTTAATTGTTTTTTATACTCTAAATATAATTCTGTATCTGCAAACTCTCTACCTTCGTTCATACATATCATAAAATATTTAGGGTCATATACTAAACAAGTGCCATCATCATATTCTAAATTATGTGCATATACTTTATTTGTTACCGATACAAAAAATTTAAGAGTTATACCTACAGCTACACCAATAAACGCTAGTGTTACTACAGTTATTAAACCATATTTAATGTATTCTGCTATCTCTTGTTGTTTTTTTAGTTTAGCTGCTCTTGCTTCTTTGATAGCTTGTTTTTGTGCATCTATTCTTTTTTTTCTTTCTTGTAATATAAACTCCCAAGTTCCCGGTCCGAACCTTAAATTGACAAGATTACGAACATCATTCAAATGTTCTCTGGCTAATTTAGCATCAATAATTTCTTGAGC